GAGTTGGTCGAATGGTGTGAGCGAATCGGATGGTGTGAGTTGGTCGGATGGTGTTTATAACTGTTTATTCATCTCCAAGCAGCGTGGCGTAGCAGATATGATATTTAACAAGCAAACGAGCAAAGAACGAGCGGCACAAGTTATCGGCTTATATCGTGAAAAATTAAATGGTTGGAGGCCGAGATACAATAATGCGATTAAATTATACGAGGCAAGTGGAAGAGAATGGAAAAACGTAGATGCTTCTAAGATTGAAGAAGTGGATAATAAAGTAGCATGGGAAGGTATGCCCACAGAAGCTATTGATTATCTAAAGTCGTTGCCAGAGTGGAACGCTGAGATTTTTAAAGAGATAACTGGTATTGATGTAAACCAACCAAAAGTTGAAGTATTGATCACAGTTAATGGAAAAGAAATAAACGAACCGATGTCGATTGAAACTGCAAAGAGATTTGGGATTGTTAGTTGATTGATCTTTAACAGCTAGGGCGTGTGGCGGAATAGGTAGACGCATGACAGATACGGTGTGGTGGAAACATTTGAAACAAACCCACTATGGCAGGGAACGTCAGCCCATAGTCGACCGATCATGCTAGGTGACTATACGAGTTAATGCAGACAAATTCTGGGAGAGTATACCGCAAGTGGCCCAGCGTCTCGGCAAATCCTAGCCACGCTCTACGCTGTTATTTTATAAAGGAGGTGAACGATGAGTAGACCATCTACAGCACCTATATACAATATTGAAGATTGTGAGGTAGTATTTAGGAGTGAGCATATAATACGGGTACGTAGACCAGATGGTACTAGAGCTATTGCTTGTAAGACTAAAGAAGGTATGCGTAGACTAGAGGAGTATGCTAGTGATCCCTATTTTAAAGATTGGGCAGTATTTAGACTACCAGGTGGTACACCGTATTTAATGGAGGAAGTAATTGAGGAGGGGGGATAGGTGGAATATACGGATTTAATAATTATAGTGTGGGCCATAATCTGCCAAATATGGGGATTCTGGTTAGGGTACTATAAAGCTAAACGATACTATAGTGAACAGATAAATATGCTTGAAATGGAGAAGAGAAAGTTACGGGAGGTAGCGGTAAGCTATAGTGGTACTATGGAGGAGATTCTCGTAACCCTTAGAGAGCATTTAGGAGGAATAGATGACACAGAAGGTAAGAGATAAAGCTGAAGATCTTAACAGACCAATAGTAGATAAATATGGATATGCTGGGATTACACAAAAGGATCTATTATGGCTCTGCACTACCATAGAGAAGTTATGTGATGTGGTAGATAGTCTAACAGAAGGGCAAAAAGATTATATATGGGATACTGATAAGCCATGTGCAACCCTTAAAGAATGGGAAGAGAATGGCTGAAAATAGATTTAACAAGGGGGAGGATAATGGACAAACAGAAGCTAAATAAAGACAGACTAAATAAACTGATGGCAATTAAGATAATGGGAATGTCCTTAGAATCATATAACATACTGTATTCTAAACGTATGCTCCCTAACTTCTGCGATAACATAGCAGATGCTTTTATGCTTATTTTAAAGATGATAGAAGATGGTCATTGGTTTGGCTTGTGTAGTCCTGATGGTGATAATTTTAGGTCATGGTCTGCTGTCTTTGAAAATATAAAGTTTATTGAAGCACTTGCACCCACACCCTCACTCGCTATCGTATTGGCTATTGAAAAGACTTTAGAGGTAGATGATGCCTGATATATCAATGTGTTTAAATGAAGAGTGTGAGAAAAAGAGACTTGTTATAGATATAAAGCTATGGCTAGTAGGAGACAGACATACTCATTGTTTGACTATGACGAAGATAATACGTGTTATTGGCCACTGTATCCCAAAGACACTGAAGATGGGGAGGATAAGATATGATACTAGGATTAGATATATCTAGTAGCTGTACTGGCTATGCAGTACTTAATAATAATGGTGAAGTAGCTACCTTTGGACAAGTAAGACCTAAAGCTAAGTTAGGGCATGGTCAGAGGTATAGCTTTATTGTGGAGGGCCTTAAGTATGTAATACGTAGGTATGATATTACTGATGTTGTTATTGAGTCTTATTTTGTTAGTCAGGTAAGGGGTCAGAGTACATTTATATGTGCTGAATGTAGAGGGGCAGTAAAGGCAATGTTGGCTGAATGGCTCCCTAATGCCGTACTACAGCCGGAGATCTCCCCATCTACCCTTAAGAAAGGTGTTACTGGTAATGGTAGAGCAGGTAAGCTATTAGTAGCTAGGACTGTACTAGATAAGTTAGGGATTGAATATACTGAACTTAAAGGTAATGATAAGAACTGTAGGTTTATGGTGAATGGGGAGAAATATTATGACGATGTTAGTGATGCTTTGGCTCTTGCTTATTTGTTTTATAGCAAATAACTATAATGATGATTAACCACTAGAGGAGTAATCTATATGGCTACTAAAGGATTACCAATAGGCTATTTAAAATGTATGGAGTGTGGTAGACCTGCTTTATGGTTGATGGACAGTATTAAATATACACCACAGGCCGGTAAGAATATTGCAGTACATGTTAAATACAATCTAATCAACTTAAAAGAGCTAGGCTATGATCCCGAAGCAGTAGAATACTTCCTATGTGATGGGTGTGGGTGTAGGGTATCCCCTGGTAACTACGTTGAAGAGTATGTAGTATTCTTAGGAGATTCGGAAGGTAACGAGACTATGCACTAGTACGTAGAATATCCCCCCGTAAGTGTAATAAAAATACCCCCAAGGGTTTTAATCCAAGGGGGTATAGTTTTATCTACTACTTTTCCTAACTAATACTTAGTTACCACCAATCGCTACGTACTTATACGTCTTACCACTCGCATTCAATTCAGCACCAGTACCAAGGGCGAACCCTGTAGCACTCAATGTAATGGCATCTGCGGCATCCAATGCCACTGCTGTAGTGACTACACATGCGGTATCATCCGTCATGCCATCAATAAAGATACCTAATGTATCTCCATCTTCTTCGTTAAAAATAATAAGTAAATCAGGTTTGAACCCTAGTGTTATCGTAAGGGCCCCTGCTGTTCCTTCGTATGTACCTGAGACACACTCAAAAGGCTTTGGCATAATAATTCTCCTTAATTCTTAGTTGCCACCAATAGCAAAGTATTTGAACACTTTAAGATTCTGATTGACTGAATTGTCACTACCTACATCGAATCCAGTAGCACTCAAAGTAATCCCATTAGCTGCTATCAATGATATTAGACTTACCATACTGATGGCCGTATCATCGGTCATACCATCAATAAATAAAGTCAGTTGTGTCCCATCGGTAATATTGAACAAGATTAAAAGATCAGGCTTGTAGCCCAACGTAATAGTCTGTGCTGTCCCATTACCAGTGAAACTACCTGATACTCCTTCGAATGGTTTAGGCATTGTTGTTCTCCTTATTTAATTGCTACCCAGTAGAGGTCTTCACCACTTACATTAAGGTCAGCATCTACTCCAATGGAAAAGCCATTGAACATCGGGGAAATAGCATCACTACTAACTACGGACATTCCACCAGCAGTACCAGTGAAAGCTGCTGTATTAGCATGACTATGTGTACCATCTAATGCTGCTGTAGAGGCATGGCTATGTGTTGCCAATGGTGAACAGCCTACAATCTTATATGTTCCACCATCCGTTACAGGGGGTACACCAATACATGTTAAGACTGCTTGGGCACCTGCAACAATCGTATTACTAGCAATAAGTACAGGGGGTGAGGATGTAAGAGCATCCGCAATGAACCACATACCTGCTGCTGAATCTACTGCTGGCATTGTCTGATTGTCAGTGGTTGTAATTACCTGACTTGATGTAACAAACCCAGTACCACTAAATGCTGGGGAAGCTAGGTTAAGAGGAGCGGGGGTTCCTGCACTATCAGCATGGGGGGTTACAGAGATAGCTCCTCCACTATCTGCATGGGGAATTACTGCAATGGAACCATCCACATCGGCATCTACAACCTTTACCATTGAATCTGCATCCATTAAATCATCCCAATGCGCCCTTACTAGTCCATCGACATTCATTATGAATATGGACTTAGGCCTAAATCCGCACACCACCTCTATGAGTACTCCTGTACCCTCTACAAAACCAGATGATACGTGGTTACTCAGTTTACGTTCTGCGTCTGCCATATTGTCCTACCTTTCTATGTGCAATCAGACGTAACCTAAATTACGCATTACCTCACACATTTGGTTATTATACTACTTCTATATTTATACTTCGTGCCAAAACATTAGCTGTAGTTGCCTACTTGTATTTGCCTGATCGGATCCTTTTAGATTAGTCCACACATCTTTTTCAGATATAGGTAAAATAACAGTGGTGACGGAAGGCGATATTTTAGAGCTAATGCTATAAAGGCCATCAACCTTGTAAACAAAACCACTATTGCCAACTGTAGCCGCGATAGCGGAGGATGCTTGAATTGGAACTATTGGCACTATTCCCCCTCAATGGCTGGACCGATTACTTACCTTTCTTCTTCAACCATTTCTTTTCATTCTTACCTACTTGGACACCAGACATAGCTTCCATTGCGGGGCCTAGTAATCTATCCTGCTCATCCATCTTAGCACCCTTTTCTAACCATTTACGCCCTGTTTCAGATATTTGTACCCCTGACTGCTTCTTCAACTGCTTCTTTATATTTCTAGCCATTATTTACCTTCTTTCTGCTTTTCTTTGAGTAGTTCATTTAGTTTATAAAGACCGTCTTTAATGTTAGATGTTGCAATAAAGTATTTCATCTTTAATACTTCATCTAATGGGGCCATAGGGACTAGTCTTTGCAATATTCCTTTTAATGCCTCTACCTCTTGTTTAACTGACATTATTTATCCCCTTTTTGTAACTTCTGTATTAGTAATTCTTGGGCATGTAGTTGTTCAACTAGGTCATCTATTTGACCATCCTTAACTAGTAACTGAGCTTCTAATATATCTATTCTAGCTGATAGCTTTACAGCCCACTCCATTATATTACCTACTATTACACTATCTGTATCAGCACCAGCTTTACGCTTATTGAACCAATTAGTAACTAGAGAGGATATAGCACCACTACCTAGTACTAAACCTATTATCTCTACTATTCTCATAATATTCATTACTCACTCCTTTAACAATACCTCTGAGAGCTGTTAGAATGCTCTGTATTGAGTTATATACTCCTACCCCTACCCTACCCCTTCTAAGTATGTTCTGAGGGCTTGTAGCCTATTTAACCAGCCTTTAAGGAACCTTCTATTACTACCTACTGCAATCGCTTTGTAAAAGGCTTCTCTACGATCTAAGTATGCTTCTAAGTTATTGTGTGAGGTGGCTAAGTATCTAGTGGCTCTGTGTACCCCACTATTTACTGCAAAGTCGAATAATGCAATGGCTACCTTTAGGGACTCTTTATTACAACCTGCTTTTAGCCAGTAATTATTGTAGTAAATATCTTTTACTTCTTTATTACTAATATCTTTTACAGGTCTATTAGGTATGTGTGTAGAACTACAATAGTTATCATAGGTCCTTTGAGTAATGCCCTTATTAGTGGGACCACCCTTGTCATAACTATCATTGACGTAACCTCCCTCCCATCGTAGGGTGAAGGTTAGGGCTTTTATGAAGGACTCTGAGTACATTAGTTACCCTTTGTTATAAAAATAGATCGTTATTTCTGACACCTACCTATTGGGGGCTAATACCTTAAGATCTACGGCATTGGTGGCGTTACTACGTACTGCGCGTATTCTAATAGCCTTTACGGGACTCTTTAGGTCACATTTGTAGACCTTATCAGAGACTAATACTGATACCCCTGGTCCAGCGTAGTCTTCAGTGTTATCAATAAATACTGATCCATCAAGACTATCACTAATAGTAATATCCATAGCAGTAAGGGTACCAGTCTGAATGCTAAAACCTTTTTCAAAGTTACATTGACTAGAACTTAGTATAATATCGTTGTTGCCTGCATCAATGTCTGTCCCTGACATGGTACGGTACTGTGGGGGGTATGTGTGGGTTTGTGTGGCTGCTGCCATAATTATTCTCCTTGTTTCATGAATTGTGGTAAGAGTGTACTTAATATACGTAGTAGTTCAGGGTTCTCTAGGGCACTACCTGCTGCACCCATTCCTGTAAAGCCTGGGACTGTTTGTCCAGCTAGCATGGCTGCGGTAGTAGCACCTCCTATGACGGGGCCACCTACTGCCCCTGCTCCACCACCTGCTGTTACTGCGGGGACTACTTTAGCAAATAGGGACCATGCTGAGGGTTTCTTAGACATTTGTTTATTTAGTGCTGCGGTTAGGGCTATGTGTTTGGCCTCTTGTTCATTTAAGAGCCTTACTGTATCATCTGTATTATCTTCAATTAGCTTCTTTACTTTATTAGCAATCTTGGCTGTATTCTTGGCATACGCGGAGCCTTTCATTTTACCTGTTGCTGAGTAGGCATCAGTGTATAATGCTCTTTTAATTACATTTAATTCGTAAGGTTGTAAATGTCCTGTTTGCATTAGTCTATCAGCTAAGTAATTTAATTGGTCTACTACTTCTTGAGGGGCTCTGTCAGATATTGCTTCTTTAGCAGTTTGTCTAACCATATCTGGTGTTAAAGTATCTTTAGGTATCTTTACGTTTACTTTACCATATTTATTTAGGGTTTCTTGTAATCTCTTTTCTGTTTCAGCATACATTGCTTTATTCTTATTAGCTAGGGACTTCATAGATTTAGTCCAACCGAATACTTTATTTATCCATTTACCAATGTTGGTCTTTCCAATGGTTATGTCTCCGGCTTTATTTGCTAGGGCTTTTACGCTGGCTACGATGGGTTTTAAGACTACTGGTATTGCTCCACCTATAATGGCTGATGTGGCTACGCTACTAGGGGTTGCTTCGGGGTCGAAGCCTCCTTCTACTAAAGCTCCTACGGAAGCACCTTCTACTACATTCTTACCTAAACCTAGTAATCCTTTAATAATCTTAGGGAAATCTTTAGACTTAGTGGCTAACTTCTGTAGGGCTGGTATTGCCTTCATTATTTGTTGCCCAGCCATTCGGGGTATTGCTACTGCACCACCTGCTATACCTTCCCCACCCATACCTAAGGTAGTAGCTACGCCTATATCCCTCTCCGATAGCCCTGTTTGCTTCATTAGACTTTGTTGCATCCTACCTACTAAATCTAGTTCTTTGTCCTGTGACGGGGCTTGTACGGCTTCCTGGGGGGCTTCTTGTAGGGGTTGGGTAGATACATCGAACATACCTTCTGGTATATCTATGTCCTCTATTGTTACTAGTCTCTTCTCTCTATTCTCTTTAGCTTTAATGGAGTGGCCTAGTACTGAGGGTATCCATTTCTTTCTATCTTTGGGGGCAGGGTAACCTCTTAGGGCTTTATTCATATTGTCGGGGTGTTTATCCATGCCCTTCTTTAATAGAGCGATACCGGCTCTAATGTTCTCATCGGGTATGTCTCTATTGTAGCCTAGACCTACGGCTGTGGGTTTGGTTACTTGCATAGTACCACGTACACCTGTAGGACTTACTGCTTTGGGATCGAAGCCTGATTCTTGAAAAGCTACTCCGGCGGCTATGTCGGGATCTAGGCCCATTTGGTGTGCAGCGGTCCTTACGCGGTATTCTTCTAGTTCTCTACCTGCGGGGGCTAGGCTAGGTCTTAATAGGGGGTCGCTGTATGAGTCTGGTAGCTTAGTAGGTAGTGCAGTAGAGGCATCGTCTAGGCCTACTCCATACTGTACTTCCATTTGTCTTAGGTAGTCACTCATTATTTGTTACCTTTTAGTTTGAGATTAGGGGAGTCTAGTAATGCTATGTTTAGGTATTCGAATAGCTTTGCATTTTGGGGGTCAGCGAATATCATTAGTTCTGATTTATTGTCTATTGCTCTTTTGATTAGTTGGGCCTTTAGGACTTTGTATGCTCTTACTTGGTCTATGTCCATACCTTCTCTGTAGGCCACTTCTATGTTACCAGCTTTGTGTGCTTTACGCATTATTCTGTCGTATTGGTTCCATAGGGTAGTGTTGTGGAGCATTGTTACACCTCGTTTAAACATCTTAGGGTCATCCCATTCACTAGGCATTGCTGACTTGATCCACTGTAGCTCTCTGAAACCGTACTGGACACCTGATTGGGTTTTAACGGCTTTCATTACCATCTTCTTTATACCCCTCATTTGTTGTAATTGCTCATTGGTGTACATGCCCATTGTTGCACCTATTCTTGCACTTACAGGGGATTTACCCATTACTGCTGATAGTACGTTTTGTTCTATTCCTGAGTTTAGCTGGTCTAATGAGAAGCGTAGGGCTGATATTGCTTCTCTACCATCTGTTAGGGACTTCTCTTCTCCTACCTTCCACTTCTCTCTACCTATTCTAGATTTTTCTTCTGCTAAGTCTGCTTGTCTATTTCTATACATTTCATCTAATTCTATGTCACGTTGGGTTTTAGCTTGGGCTTTCGCTTGGGGAGATTGGTAGTCTTGTACTGCTAGCATCTTCAGTATGTCGTTGAGGGGGTTTGCTTCAGCGGATCTTTGTGAGGCTTGGCTAGTTACTACCTTTTCGGCTAAGTCTGGTCTGAATTCTGCTAGTCTCTGTAGGAACTCAGGGGATTGTAGGTCTGGGGGCCCTTGAGGGGCTTGGGGGGACTGTATTGCTACTTCTGGGGAGAGTGCTGCGGATTCTGCTAATAGTGATGGATCTATGGGGGACTGTAGGGATTGGGGTAATCCTTGCTGTACTGGTTGTTGGGCTATGTTTACTGGTTGTTCAAAATTGTTTAGTACTCCTGGTAGTCCTCCTCCTTGTATTAGGTTTGCTACTTCGTCGGGTAGGTCTGCTGTGTGAGGGTTGGAGGCTAGTGCTTTTTGTAGGTCTTCGGTCATTCGTTCATTTTGGAGGTATGCACTGCCCAACTTGAAGGGTAGTCCGAAGTCTACGTTTTGACCAGTGATTAGTGGACCTGCTATTTGGCCTAATGCACCTAGTACACCTAATAGTGTTTCACCTATCTTACCACCTGGTTTGGATTTTTTATCTTTATCGTCGGCCATGACTATCCTTTATATGAATGATTTATTGGTAGATTCTGTACCACTCTCTGATATGGTTCTACTGCCAGCACGTTTGTCACCTCTAGCTACTTGGCCCATTTGTATTAGGGTTTGGAGGAGGTTGGTGCCTTGCCCTAGCTGTTGTATCTGAGTTTGTCTACCAGCTAGTTTATCTCTGTTTATTCCAGATATCATGCTTTGTCTGGCAATGTCTTGCATGCGTTGCTGTTCAATGCCAGTAGCTCGTAGTTGGTTACCTGCGGCTGCTCCGCTTAGTGCTGATTGTCTGTTTAGTATGTTTAGGAGGGCTGCGTTATTGCCTGTACCTGCTGTGTTTAAGACATTGGCTGTTTGTTGGCCTCTAGTGTTCTGTTGGGCTTTGATGTTTTGTATGCCCTTACTAATGGTGTTTTGGACTACGGGGTCTAAGCCTGTGGAGTATATGGGGGCTTCCTTTAGGCCGAGAGGGGTGTTCTGTAGGTTTTGGTATTGCTGATATATGTCTTTGTAGCCTTGTCCGAAAGGGGTAGTGTAGGGCTCTAAGCCTGTAGGGGTTGTACTGCCTGTTTCAGTAGTAGTACCTCTTTTGGAATAATCTGAACTGGTTGATCCACCCATGTTAATTCTCCTTAATATTTAAATTTTAATGCATCTAGTAATGAAGGGTTGCTTAGTTGTCCTGTAGCTCTATCGAATGTGGGGTTTATGGCTGCACTTACAGGAGTAGTTATACCTGGGTCTGCGCTAGCTAGTTGTCCACCTAAGTAGGCTCCACCTACTCCTTGGGCACCGCCCATTAGCATGTCTACTAATGTGCCTCCACTCTTTAAGCCTTGTAGGGCACCCATGCCTCCTGCGGCAGCGGCTCCTCCTATGGGGCCTCCTGCGGCTGTGGCGGCTGCGGTTAGTCCTAATTTACCTATACTTTTAAGGAATCCACCCATGATTTATACTCCTGTGTCCATTTGTCTTTATTTTTGTTGTAGTAGTAAGCACTCATTGAGTACCTTAGTTCGTTTTGGAACTTACCATTCATAAAGCACTCTTGTAACATTTTACCTTCTCTGAAGAAGCCTGTCTTTTCTAGGCATCTCTTTAAACTCTCGTTAGACTCTAGTATCTCTATTATTACTTTGTTGTAACCTTGTCTGTTGAATATGTAGTCCATTAGTATTATCATTACTTCATTAGTTAGGCGTTTATTTTGTTGTTCTTTATCTATTATTATACCTATGTAACAGGCTTTATTCTTTTTGAAACAGGGTACTAATTGAGCTAAACCTATTACGGAGTTGTCTGTTAGGGAATGGGCCATGAATACTTCACCACCTATTACATTGTTATAGTTCTGGAAGTCGGCTTCGGTGAACATTCTTGTAAACTGTCGGAAGAAGCCTTTGTAGTCTTCATTGTAGAACCATTGAGCTATGTTGGTCCAGTATTTACTCTCGAAAGGGAGTAACTGTATTGTTGTTCCTTTTAGCATTATCTTGTTATCCATTTAACTGTTCTCCAATATTACCTCTTTATCTCCATTATACCGCTTCGAATGCTTATGCTACAGTCTGCTACTGCTGAACCCCATGTGAGGCTTAGTATTAGGTCTTTAGAGGTTGTAGTGTCTATTACTATTGCTGCACTATTGGCTATGCCTGTGGCTCCTATGCCCATTCCTCTGTTAGCGGGGGAAGTGTTACTGTTCCAGGCTATTGTACCTTGGGCTTCCATTGTTCCGGTAGCCCCTATTGATATGCAGGTTAGGAGGAAGTCTAGTTTTATTTGGCTGTTTACTAGGCTTACTGTGGGAGTTATTGCCCCACTGTCTAATAGGACTGTTCCGGCTACACCACCTAGTTTTACTTCTACTTGAATAGTGGCGGGGGCTGCACCTGGGGTGCCCATTAGTCCATAGAAAGAGCCTTTAATGGTTGTTCCTGCTTTTAAGAAGTTTGCGGGTACTGTTATAGTTGTACCTGTTACTACTGTTTCTGTTGCATCATTGGCAATGGTAATGGGTGTGGTTAATATTTTGCTCACCAGAGGGGCTGAGAGGTCCGTCAGTGTACGAACGGTAGCTTTGTAGGGGTAACCAGTGCTGGTGGTTACTGAGTGGTATCCTGAGCCTGTGTTGGAGTTTGATACCTTGTGGGTGTCTCCTGTACCTGCGTTTACTAGTTCTTCTATGCTTACTGAGCTAGCTGCATTCGTTAGGCTACGGTATACTAAGGGGGCGTTGATCTGTATGGCTGCGCTGGTAATGTAGTCACCGTATTTACTAGTAGCCATTACACTGCTTACTGATAGGCTTCTATTGTGGTTGGCTGAGTCAGCTATTACCCACGTGTGCTTACCTGTCCAGGGGAATGTGGCTGTTAGGTCTACGTTGCTAGGGCCTGTGTTAGTGCCGTTGAGCCATGTTTTTATGTCATTGTATCTGACTAGTACTACTTGACCATCGGCATCTGCTGTGTCATTGTCAAATAGAGCGTCGGCATTGGAGTATGAGAATACCATGTTATTGTCCTTTATTCGTAGTCAGTAAAGTCTATGGTAGAGAATTCAAAGTTGGAGTAATCCCCAGAGGCGGGGTTTCTAATGAATAGTAGGGAACCATCTGTTTCATTACAGGCAAAGCTATTCATGTATTGGCTACCTACACCTGTTGAAGCTACGGGAGTGAAGAAGTTTATTACTTCGCTGGTTGTGGGGTCGTAGCGGAGTACGATGGTTGCAGCCATTGGTCCATTTACTAGGTTGGTTTGGGGGAATACTATGTATATGTATGTACCGTCTGATATTATTGTGTTTAAGAAGTAAGTTGTGTAGGGAATGCTTACGGGTACGAATGTGAAGGTGTAAGGGGTTGTGGTGTTTATTTTTACTATTCCAGTGCAGTAGGTTACTGTGCCACCATTGGTGTCGTGGGCTTGAGAATATTGTACGGGTACATGTACATAGCCATTTAAGAATATGCCATCGTGAGCTGAGAAGGCAGAGGTACTGGTTAGGGTATCAGTTAGTGTGAATAGAGGGGCAGCGGTGGTTGCATCTATTATATCTACTCTGAATATTTCGGCTGCGGCTTTATAGTTGTTGTCCACTATTACGAATAGGGCACCGTTGGTAGTGCCACTAGCGGGGACATATATTATGTCCCCTAAGTAGTTTAGTTGTCCTGCTCCTGATGTTATTAGGTTTATTTGAGATATGGCACCTGATGATTTAGTTACACGTACTAGAGTAGCTTTACGGTCGGTGCTTGCTCCTGATAGGTAATACATGTAGGTACCATCTACAAATAGGCTACTACTGCATTTATGGGTAGACTCTCCTGGGAATATGTTTAGCCAGGAGTCTGTTACTGCGAAGGTGGCTGTATCTACTTCGTATATATTACTGGTAGCTGTTCCAGTATCACCACTTACTAGTACGTATACATGACTACCATAGTTGTAAATATCTACTACATCTCTGGTAGCACAGGTAGCAGTGAAGTCTATGTAGTCTACTGTTCCGGTAGTTCTATTGATTCTCCAAAGTATTTGACCTGCACTACCTATTACATAGAAATTCTCTGAACCTGCTAGTACTCTATTGTAAGTATTGGTAGGGGGGCCACCTATGGCGCATGGGTTTGGGAGTATGCTGGATCGTAGGGCTAGGGGTTTGTATTGTACTACTACTTCCTCTATGTATGATATTTCTTGGATTACTGTTTCGGTGGTTATTGTGTCGGTGTCTTTGTAGCCTGGGCCACCTACTTCTTTTAGAGTGGCATTGGTTATGGCGGGACCGAACATTATTAGTACCTTGTAGGCTACTTGGGGTTTAGTGCTTCTTATGTCTATGTACTTGTCGCTTATTTCTTGGAAGTATACATCCCCTATTAGGGGGATACAAAGTACGGGTCTTGTGCTGCCTGAGTGGATTACTAGATTTTGGAGGTCGGAGTCTTGGGTTACGCCTTCTAGTATTCTTACGTTCATATTATCAAGAGATACGTTACCACATAGGGTACCTTTAATAGATTCGAAGTTCTCGTCTATTGTCTTATCTGATTTTATTGTTTCTATTATTGGGCGCATGTTATTCTGCTATCATCCTGTATATTATTCTCATTGATTTGATTGCCATTGGGGAATCTATTGTGGAGTTGTAGAAGCCGAACCTTCCTAAGTAGGCTTTTCTGTTGGGGTAGAATCTTATTAGGGAGTATTTACTTCCAGCCCATTTGAATGTATTCCATTTACCACTGTTCCATTTAGTAGAGGTTGTTATTGTAGCTACTTCTGATTTTACTACGTAGTCTCTACCATTCTCTTCCCATGTGTTAGTTAGGGTGTTGGTGGGGGAAGCTGCTCCGGTAGTTGCTAGGTAGTTTACTGATTGGAAGCCTTTTAAGCCTATGGCATCTTTTCCTACTTCCCATTGGTCTTTTACTAGGAAGTATATTGGATCTGAATCATCGTTGGTCCCTATACCATATTGACATACTTTACCATTACTGTTACTGCTACCGAAGTAGGGTTCTTGTAGTCCATTTATTATGGCTGACCATAGGCAGCTTATTGGGAGTCCTGGGTGGGTTGTAGGGTCTACTCCTGGTCCGAACATGGTCCATGCTACTGAGGTGCCGCTACTGTAGTGTCCTACTATCTGGTAGTCTGGTTCTAGTTCTCCATTACGTACTACTGATAGTATTATTTGGCTAGGGTAGAGGTATTCATAGACACTGAATTTATAGGATTGGTCGAAGTTAAATGTTCTTATTGTGTTACGTATTCGGTTAGCTACTGCTTTGACTACGAAGCCATCTGTCATGTATACGTTGTCTCTGCCTAGCCATGCCATGTTGTCGCCTATGGAGAATATGGTGTGGAAGCTAGTTGCGGTACAAGGGTCACTTAAGCCTCTGTAGAGGTACTTCTTAGAGCCACCTGTTTCTAGTCCTCCTATGGATAGATCTAGTGGTAATAGTTTACCTATTTTAGTTTCTTTTACTACTCCTACCTTAGTGCCTATCATTCCTAGTCCTACTACTACTTCGCCATCATTTATGTTGCAGTCTACTAGGTCGGCTATTTGGAAGGATTCAAACATTGAGCCGTTGATGCCTATCTTAGAGTATTGTATTCTGCTCTTGTTTGAGGGGAAGCCTCCTACGAATAGTCTATTGTCTGCTAATATGGCAAATTTGGCTGCTTCGGGGAGTCGGGAATCATCTAGTTCTAGTTGGTCACCTAGTCCTGCGTCTGATGATTGGGAGGTGTAGGTGGTGGCATCTATTGTGGTGGAACCCTCGAAGAAGTATATTGTGCCTCCACTGGCTGTGCGGTATACATCTATTGTGTCGGCGGTATCTGAATCTCCTGGGGTTATAGTAATCTTAATGCCGTTGGTACCCGCTGCTTGGGTACCTGCCGTTAAGGTGGGGCTAGGGAGGGAAGGGGAGGATTGGGCACCTGTTACTGAGTTACGGTATTTGTATGTGTATACGTAAAAGCCTCCATCATTTAGGTTGCCGGAGGTTAGGGAGTTTAATGAGGGAGCTACGGAGGGTTCTGTGATGCCTATTTGTCTTGTTGAGGTTCCATCATATATTAGGTCTGATATGCCTGTGAATATGAATAAGAGGGGTCCTGCTTGTACTAGGCAGGGTTTAATACCGTCTGGTAAGCCTGTTGTTATGTCTACAATGGCTCCGCCTACTACTACTCTTCCCAGTATGCCACTAGAGCCTGTTACTGTAGTTGATTCTAAGTATACTATGTGTTCTTTAGTTCCGTCTGATTTAGTGTATTGTATACCATTTCTTACGTTGTAGTTAGATTTAGCTGTGGTGACTCCTACGTAGCCTGGTCTTGTTTGTAGTATGTTGGAGTCTGCCATTACTACGTTTAGACCTTCGGATAGGGTATTGAATATTTCTTCGGATTCAAGTGGTGTAGTGTTATCTACCCCATTGCTGAAGTTTCTTTTGGGTTTATATTGTCTGTTTAGAGTAGCCATATTATATTAGCAGTTGTTCCACCATACGCATCTTAGGAAATCGTCGTAGGTTGTTCCGTAGGGTTGTAGTTCTTCTTCCCAGAATTTGAATCTTGCTCCGTTTTCTAGGTGTTTCATGTCTGCGTTTATTGCGTTTCTTTTCCACAATGCTTCTATTTCTTTGAGTAGGTTGTCTCTACGGGTATCATTGTCAATAATCATTGCCTCGGCTAGTACCATCTTCTCTAATAGGTAGTGACAATAATCGGGTACTCCTGTGATGGATTCTATATCATCTGAGTCACTAGTCATTAGTACTGCTTTTGATTTGTACAAGTATTTCATGACGTATATGCCATCTGGAATGCTGTCTAAATATATATGTTTAGATCCCCAAGGGGCATACCTCCTGGGCTTACCTGCTTCACTGCCTCCTGGGAACTGTTTACGGATTATGTGTAGGTCTACTTTAGCCATGAATGTCTTGTTAGTAGAGTCCCAGATTACTTCTAGGTCTTGTGAAGATCTTACGTAGGCACTAGATACTGAGAGATCATAAGATTCTGTACCATCTACTGTACTGAATGTACCATCTTTGTGTGTCCAAACCCAATCGTGCATATCAAATAAGGCGAATAGCATCTGATCTATACGTCCATCTAGGAAGGATAGGAAATCGGTATCTCCTGGTCTTTCTAGGAAAGAGGCTATGTTGTTCTTAAGTTGTAAGCGGGTCATTGCCATGGTTATTTCCTTTTAGCTAGCATTAGGGGTAGTAAGAAGAATGCTCCTAGAGCTGCTCCATAGTGTCCTAAGTGAGCTATTCCATCGGGGGCTATGAGGGATATACCAGAACGCATGCCTTCGAGCATAAAGTAGAATAATGCGGGGAGTATTAAGAGTGGTCTTTTTTCCATTATATTGTGGAGTATCCATATCATCATCATTCCGAAGATACTGCCACTGGCACCTATTGCGTGGGCATTGGGGAGGAAGAGGGCGAATAGGGCACATCCAAATATACCAGTTACTATATATGCTAGTAGTATAAATATACTTCCGTATTTCTTTTCTATTGGGGGGAAGATGAAGGATAGGAATAGCATATTGCCTAAGAGGTGGCGTACGCTGCCATGTAAGAAGCATGAGGTAATATATGTGTACCATACACTGCTATTTAGTGCGAAGCATTCAGTGAAGTTAAAGACTAGTATCTGTACTATAAATAAAGCTATATTGACACCTATTAGTAATTGTGTCATTGGGACATGTTTTGCTGGGATGTCCCTGTTAAGCATAGCCATGGGAGGCTGTGAGAGCCTCGCTACGGCCTTAACTAATCTTTTTAGGGGTCTGAGTACCTTAGTTAGAAAATCCATAGTAATGCTCCTGTTAGTACTGGTATTAGTAGTTTACTGCCTAAGTCCCAATATGTGTCTAATCCTTTAAAACCATCTACAATGAATTCATCGTATAGGTGCCATATTATCCATGCTACTATAATGGTAGGGCTTACTAGGTAACCTAATAACGATACTGCTATTGACCACCCTAGGTGGGCTGCAAACTCTACTCGTTCTAGGTAGGATATTAGGCCACACTTGGTTAGTAGCTTTATTAGTGGGGTTAGGGGGTTAAACATGTTAATCTACCTTTATGAAGTCTGTTTGTAGTACGTCATCTATGTCTTTGCATTTCATAGAAAGTAGATAATTGCCAGTGGCTTCGTCTACGTCTATTGTGGTATCTTTGTTAAATACAATGTTTTCACCATTATCGAATCTTCTAATGGCTACTTGGCAATCTGCTTGTTGTTTTATTTTCATAGTTTATACCTCATACCAAAAAGTTATTTTAATAGTTCTACCACCTCCGGATTGGTTTTCTCCCTTAATAGTGCCTATGGTGGTTAGGTCTGACCAATAGATGAGTCCTGCAACATCGGCACCTGCTGATAGGTCGGGTAATACCAAGTATTCATTGGCAGTTCCATCAAATACGTATCCATTACCTGTGTATACACCAGGCCAGCTGGCAGATACAGTTATTGGGAGAGCAATCTTCAAATTGCCTGTTCCGGCACCTGCGTCACCAGTGGCACCAGATAATCTAATACTTACGAATACTACTCTACCTATTCGCGTATATCGTCCACTATTGGTGGAGTACTCCGGTACTGTATTACCCGTACCTCCAACGAGGGTGACGGTGGGGGTGAAAGTACCTTCATCATAGTCGTCTAAGTCTTCGTTACCTAGATTTATACCTGCAAATCCTGGGGTATCGGTAGCTCCTACTCCAAGGGCTTCAGTGGCATCGGCTGCACTGGTTGATCCTGTTCCGCCCTCTTCAATTTCTACTGGGATTTGGCTAGGCTTTCTTGGGTATATTGGCATTGGGGTTCCTTAGTAAGTGTGGTAGAATGTTGATATTGTTAATGTGTCACTGTCTCCTGTGGAGGACATTAGTTTTGCTTGTATCTGTGTGTCTGCTGGTAGTACGTGTGATTGGAAGGGCATGCTTGGTAGTAGGGTTGCATTTGCTATGTCTACGGTTGCTAGTCTTATTCTTCCTATTTCTGTGGTGGAGGCATATAATACTAACTCGTAGCCTGCCTCTGCTGATGCTCCTTCTATATTTATATGGTGTATGTCAAATAGGGCTCCTATAGTGCTTGCTGGTACTACTTCTGCATAGCTTCCTAGTGTCCAGGCTGCTGAGTCGCTTGCTGTTATTGTTACTCCTGCTGCGCCTGTGGGATAGGCCTTACATGGGTTGTGGAAGTGATCGCCCATGTCCTCTATAAATCTAAAGTTTGGATATACTAACATATAATAATTCCTTAAGAAGGGGGTCATTTCTGACCCCTATCTTAAAGATTACTCAATTTCTTGCCAGATTATTGCATAAGGCATTACTCTATCACCACCTTCGTCGGCACCTTCGGTGTATGTTAGTTTGAAATCCTGGGATACGCCCATGTTGAGATCAATGTATACACCATCACTGTCTGTAGCGACTGTGAAGGCTTCTGAGGAAAACTCACGGTAATTGGTTCCATCGACCTTGTAGTAGCATTTAATGGTTCCGTTTTGGGTCATGTTAAAAAGATCTAACCATGCACCTTGGATAATTTTTCTATCCGTGATTGTGAGTTCAATGATAGTCTGCTCTGCACCAGCATCTAGGTAATTAAAGTTACCTGCGTTCTCACCACTTGTTCCTGGATCTATTGCTGCTATTGCGGTATCAACATCATCAAAGCGTGCTTTGACTGTTTTAGCATCATCGCCCATCTTGGCTGATAGGGAGATAAGTGTATCTCCTGATGGATCACCAACGTCTGTTACAATGCCATCGACTACGGTATCGACTGTGCCAATGTCACTAATGGCTGTATCTACCTTGGCCTCACATGCAGCAATGTCAGTAATGGCTGTGTCGACTAATACATCTACTGCGTCTACCTTGCCATCCGTTACACCAAAAGCTGCTGTTACTACGCTGGCTATTGCACATAGGTCAACTACGCTTTTTATGGCTGCGATGTCAGCACTAATGCTGGCACCTACTGCTGAACCTAGTACACTAGCTTTTGCTACTGTACTGTCTAGGGCCATATCTGGAATGGCACTTAGCCCTAATCCTGCTACACCTATCTGTGTTTGGAGGTCGTCTGTGTCAGACTGTACTCCTGCTATGTCTGTGTAGACTTTAGCTAAACTTTTGTTAATAATCATGATTTACTCCTGTTTCTTATTAACTGTCTGATTACGTATATTCATGTGTCCTTATCAAGGGATTCTCGTTACTCTTTTACTTCATATATTAACTGATAGGGGATATCAATCGCTCCGGCTTCGGCTATTGCTACTTGGTAGGTAATCTTGAAGTCTTCTGTGATACCCATATTCAGATCGAGATATACTGCATCGTCCATTGTTGCTACTTCGAATAGTTCGGAGGTTGCTATCTTATAGTTGGTTCCGTCTACTTTGTATTCTACTCCTATGGTACCGTCTACGGTAGCATTGGCCATGTCTAGCCATGCTCCACATACTATCTTACGGGTGGAGGTTGTTAGTTCTACTACTGTTTGTTTGTCTGTGTTGGCTAGGAAGGATTTGGTTCCTGAAGAGTCTGCGCTTCCGTTGGTGTCTATTAGAGTGTCTAGTTTACCATCTACTGTTGAGGAATCTCCTACGTATCCGGCTATGTCTGGTATTGCAGGGTAGTATGTGGTTCCACCTATATCGTAACTAGTGTCTCCTTGGGGGATAATGACGAAAGCATCGTCTAATGCCCAATTTGCTGAGGCGAATGTTATGTCTACGTAGACTCTACCGTCTGATTTGGACCAAGCTCCTCCTGTTACTATATTAGTAGTTGCTCCACCTCTAACTCTGTCTAGGTTGTATGTGCCAGCGGTAATATCGGCTACGGGGACTAGTCCTACGTCTTTATCTACTATGGTGGCTCCGAAGTGGCCTACGTTGTCTACGTCTACTACTTGGGGGCCGAATATGGCTATTTCTGATTGGGAGTTTGCTATGCCTAGTACGGTGGTTAAAATGCCTTTACAGTAGGACATAATAGACTTGTCAGCAGCTACTACTACTGCTTGGGCATCTGTTACTAGTCCTGTGGATGCTAGGATGTTTGCTACTTCGGGGTCTACATCCATGTAAATAGCATAGCTTAGTACTTGTGAGTTGAATGACATTTAATGCTCCTTATAGCTTTCTATTTATGAAATTTCTTGGTAATTCGAGCCTGTTGGGTTCGAAGTAAGTGTTGAACACTTTTTCAGCTTTAGGTTGGGTAATGATGCCCATTCTTATTAGTCCGCCTACTATTGCTCTCCAACCTCTCACTAGTACACGTTCTTCGTATGGCTCTGCGAAGCCTGTATTTAGTATTGCTTCAATTCTCGTTCGTTTATTGGCTTGGAGTAGTTCATTGAAGTCTACGGCTGCTGTGGAGAGTTCAGGGACGTATTCATGGGGGATTGCCATTATGTGTCTGGTTCCACAGTATAGGCCCTGTACGGGGTAGTCAGAGCGTCCAGAGGGGTATACAATATGGTTAGTGTCTACCCATAGTTCTTGGTTGCATTTACGTAGTTTATGTATGAAATTGAATGTAAGCATTATTACCTCAAGGAAAGGGACAGTGAATGTCCCTGACCATCAAACAATAATATTATCCACCTGTAGCTGCACCACGGATTTGGATACAAAGATCGGCTCCTGCACCCTCATGGTCTGAGAATGATCCACCGACATAAGTGCTACCGAACTGCATTTTATATCCTACCGTTGCAATCTGGTTGAGAGGATCGGATGATCCTGCACTGCCCTGTTGCTTGGTGATTAGTTCAATGAAATCTGAATCAAAGGATGTAAATGCGAAAGCGTTTCTTGCAAACATTAAGGATCTGTAGACTGCAATACTGCTGGCATTGTCTACGGAGTTGATGTTATTCGATTCAACGACTCTAGCACCATAGACTTTGCCTACTTCGCCTTTGAGAGGTTTTTCGGCTAGTCCGGCTACGTATTTGTTTAATTCAATGAAGCCACCTGCTGATGTGTCACTCTGGATGTCCATACTAATTAGATCATGGACTACCCAGGTGTAAGAACCATCGTCCATCTTAGGTGCATCTTGTCCTTTGAGGACTCTTACTGCTTTGATGGAATCTTGGGCTATGAATACATCTGTAGCGGTTACTGTGTTATCTGCGGCTATGCCACTACCTACGTACTGTATGTTGGATGTGGCTCCGGCTATACAGACGTTACGGACTAATGAGTCTGCTGATTTAGCAGCGTCGTAGCTTAGTTCTTTAACGTGGTCTTCCATTACGGGGTCAATAGCTGTAGAGACTAGCAAATCAGTAATGGGGATGTACTTACCATACTGTTTCATGCTTACAGTGTACTTGGTTGTTTTGAGTGACGAGGCTGTTGGGGTTACACCTTCACTCAGTTCACTGAGGTCTTCGGCTATGTGCCCATATTTCAATACGTAGCTGTCTTTACCCGTTCTGCGAGGGTGGAGCAGTTTCTTGCCTAGTTGTACTATCACGAGTTTTTTCTTTGCTTGTTCTAAAAGCAGTTTGAAATAATAACTGTGTAAGTTATCACTCATGTTAGTTGTGTTCTGTGCGAATCCTGCGGAAATCATATGTTACTCCTTAGATCTCTACTCGTTGATGTCTATGTCGCCTTTCTCGAAGGCTGCTTTCATTTCAGCGGCAGAGAGTTTGGTTATGTCTAGTTTCTTGCCTCCTGATTTATTGGAAGGGCCTTCTACTCTGGCTTTTCCCTTTTGGCGATGGACTTTCTCGCCTTTTTCTGCGCCTTTAGCTTCGGCTTTCTTTACTATTTCAGCGGCTTTTACTCCTCTTGCTGCTAGGTGTAGGATGTCTAGGAGTCTTGGATCCATTCGCATAGAATCGGGGATTAGATCACTGTATTGCGTGGCAATGGCTGCCATTGTGGGGTCTAATTCAGCGAAGTCGCTATTGGTATCAGCTATGCGAGCATCGTATACTCTTTTGAACTCGCTGGCTTTTACATCTCCTTTTAGTTCGTTGACTATCTTACGGGTGCGGGCATCGAGGGCTGCTTCGGGATCGGCAGCTAGTTCTTCTGCGAATCTTTTTAGGCGAGTTGCTCTTTCATCAGAGGATTCTCCCCTCTCTTGGGGTACCACGATGGCTGTACGGAGTTTTTGAATTTCGGAACTCTGTCTGCCTGTGAATGATTCGAGTTCTTGATATGCTTTTAGCACATCGGCCTGAGTTTTGAACCTTCCTGGTACGACCCATTCTTCTTCTTCAGTAGTTACCGTAGGTGGGTCTTCTTCTACGACTACTTCAGGTGTTACCTCTTCTGTAGAGGCACCTTCTTCGGATTCCACTGTTACTTGAGTTCCCGCTTCGTTGGGATCTACTTCTACTTGATCCTCTTCGATAGCGGCTCTAAGCTCTTCTAGTGACTTTTCCATTACCATTGTCTTCCTCCTGGTTGCTGTTTATATTCCAAATTCTCTTATGTTGTTTTCGTCTTCTATTATGTTCTGTATATCCTGGTGTAGTTTTTCTTTTATTGCTTTGGCTGATTGTAGTGTTTGTATTACACTGTTGAATGCTCTATATCTTTCTTGTAGTACCATTAGTTTGTTGAAGTCTTTTTCTAGTAGTAGGGCTTCCATTACTACAGTCTTTACTTCGCCTAGGTGGTCTAGGAGTACTTTCCAGCCCTCTTGTTCAGTTAGTCTTTCTAGTGATTCATATTTTTTGGCTGCGATTACTACGCTCTCTTTTTCGTGGTTCATTGTTGTCCACCTTCCTCACCACCTTGTAGTTGTGATATGGGTACTACTTGGACGGGTTGACCCTTTTCATCGACTAGTTGTCCATCTTCTGTTTGGACTACTATTGTGGGGCCTTCGGGGAGTACATATTCTGCTGGTCTTGAGAAGCCTTTTAGTTCGAAGGCTTTTGTGCCTAGTTTCTTTATGTCGAATGTTCCTGGTTTTACCTTTTCTATTTGGCCTACTACTTGGAGCATGTAGTTTAGGGATTCTGCTTGTTCAGCTATTGTTTTCCTTATTGGGGTAGATTCAGGTATGAAGTCTATATCTGACTTGAAGGCTAGAGAGTCTAATGTACTGAAGGGATTGACTTCATCTCCGGTTACGCGATATTCTAGTTGGTCCTTGCTGCCATCTCCTAAGAACTGTCTGTTGTACCAGAGTAGTATTCTAGCTAAGGGCCTTATGAATGTGTATTGTAGGAGTTTGGCTTTGGCTGATATGCGTAAGCCTGTGGAGCTTGCTAGGTAGTTAATGCCGGTGGCTGTACGACCGAAGGCTGCTCCTACGTTACTTACGTCTTGGCGAGGGTTTAGTATTTGGGTGGTGTTTTGAATGTCGTAGTCTATACTGCCTACTTCTTCTACGGAGGCGGGGTTGGGGCCTGTGTTCTCGAATTTTTGTATGCCATTGAGATCATCGCATAGGACTACTTTATCTGGGCTAGTGTAGAGTTCTCTAGTGTTAATGCCGGATTGTCTTTCTACTAGCCACATGCTATTTAGTGACATGTTGGTTCTGTCTAGTCTCGCGTTGCGTAGGGCAGTGGATTCGGATATTAGACCTTTAATGTGGTTTAGTTCGCCGTAGCCGTAGGTTTCACCGTCTATGGGGTAGTCGTAGGACATTACGAATGGTTTGAATTTGTATTTGAAAGGGTTTGGGTCTTTACGTAGTAGTATGGGTTCTAGTTCACTTGGGTAGGCTATTACTATTAGTACTGGTTCTTTGTAGCCCTTACCTAAGTTGTATCTGCCCCACCATTCTACTACTCTCCATTTACCTTGGTTCTTTTGTTGTTGTTTGGATTGGTTGCTGTAGAGGGCTAGGGCTGCTTCTTTGGAATGGTTGGATTCAGGTTTGTTGGCTGGTACGGGTTCTTCTGATATGGGGGTGTTGGGGTCTTTCTTTCCTATTAGTTTCTTTATTTTGGAGTGGCCTCTCCAATAGTTCTCATTATCTAATAGGTCGTCGGGATCTCTGTAGACTTCGTGGGCTACCCATTGCATTCTTTGGATGTCACAGTCTACGGAGCCTTTGGGGACCATGAATTCGAATAGGCTTAGGTTGTAGAATCTGGGACCGTCGAACATTACATCGTCTGAGGTTAGGGATTTGGGTTCGGGGTTGCCTTCGTCAAATTCTAGTTCGTCGGGGTCTAAGTCTCTTTCTATTGTGTCTTCTTCCCATATTATCTTCATTACGGAGTTACCTAGTTTTCCTAGGTTTCTGAAGTATTTTCTCATTTCTGGGTAGAAGTCACCTACTTCTAGTTGCCATTGGGTGAAGTTGCTTACGTCTGCTGCTGATTCTACTACTTCTTCGCCTTTAGTTCTGGGGGAATAGGCTATGTAAGGGGTTTCACCGAACATTAGTTCTGATAAATGGTCTACGAAGGGTTCTATTTGTTGGAAGGCTATTGGGAGTTCTAGGTTGGCTCTGCCTCTGGGGGTGTTCTTTTTGGAGGCTCCTTTGGTGTAGAGGTACTCGAATACGTTCCACTTTCTTCTGAGGGGTCTGTAGAAGGTTTCGGAGTCTTGTAAGAGGCCAGCTACGTAGTCTATACATGCTTGAGTAGCTTTGCTTTTAGACGTGCTTTTATATGCTTTAGCCATTTAGGTGCCTATATGGGGAATCCGGTGGTGGGGTCGTATTCTTGGGATTGGTTGTTGTAGGGTTTAGTGGAGTTGTTTAATGATGTTCTTAGTACGAGTACTTGTTCCCAGGCTAGGGCTAGGGCCATTATTCTATCATCTCTTGCAGAGCCTTTAGCTCCTAGTTTGCCTGTCTTTTCATCTACTACGAAGGTGCTTAGTTCTCCTATTGTGTATTTATCATATACTTTTAGATCCCCATCTCTTAATGCTGCTTTTAGGTTGCTTATTAGGTTGTTTTTGTTGCCGCCTGTGGTTCTCCAACCTATTGTTTTAGTCTTTTTCTTGGTGTACTGGTCGTATTCGTATCTCTTATATAGATAGGGGTATCTTAGGCTGTTACTGTATACCCCTGATAGGTTTGTTATTACTGCGTGTCCACTATTGTTCTCTTCTACTATTACTCTAGCTTTGTTGTAGAAGTGTCCTGCTTTATATATCTCAGCTGCGTAGTTGTC